CCGATGAAGTAGGCGAGAGTCATTTCCTCGCTGATCTTCTCCAGTTCCTTTGGGTGAAGATAACAGTTTACGGCACCATTAGGATTCCGTTCGAATTTCGAATTGGATCCTTTCGTGGTCGTATAACTATCTTTGTCCACTCAATACCCGAAAAGGAGGATACTTCTGATGTCAAAACTCAACAAGTTTTTGACGACACTGAAGATGTACACCGAAGTGGTGGATCACCTTCGTGATAATGGTGTTGATATCGATGGTTTAATCGGTATCAGCAATGCCCAAGGTCCCATTGCAAAAGTTATACACGGAGTTATAGTCGGCGCTGCCGATTCTATGACCCCGCGTCAACAGGAGCAAGGTACTAAGGCTCTTCAGCGGAAAACTTTACCGCCGAAGCCAAACCAGAAGTCCATTAAGAAGAAAAATTCTTCTTAGACCGACCGTCGTAAAGTGATTTGTGGACGGCCCATGCGATGGCTGGATTCTTTTACCCCTCCTCTGAGGAGCAGAGAATGAAAAGCCACGCAAGTGACTGTCTAGAAGTGGCGCTACTCGTCTATCAAGACGCGTGCGTTAGGTGTTCAGTGAAGCCCTCTATACGGGATCGTAAAACCATTCGATCCCGTGTCGGTACACAAGGTTTATCGTTTCTCACGATAACCTTACCGAACTTCTGTGCAGACTTCGAGAGAAGCCTATCACAGGGTTCGATCGACCCAACATCCTTTCAGTATTTTAGAAAGAATGGAGCAATTCCTGCATTTTTGCAAGGTCTGCTCGGTCAAGTGTTTGACAAGAGGACAGGAAGGATTATCCATGACGAAAACTCAAAGGCCGAACTCGTCTCGAGCATTCGGCAAATATGCCTTACGTTCAAGAAAGTCCGGTTGGCCTGCACCCCCAGCAGGGAGTACAGAGCCGTCGAGTCTTTCGTCAGAATCGAGCAGTCTTTCAGCTGCCTTCCGTTACCGGAAGAAGATACGCGGATTTTTCAGCGTATTTCTTCTATGTTATGGGGTAATATCCTTTATGGTCTTAGACCATTGGAGTTCACCCCAAAACACGGTCCCGGACGTACCGCCGACTATATCTCCGGAAATCGGAAATATAATTGGCTTTATTGGCACGATCGTCTCGAACCTTATTTCCCTGTGTTGGGTAGTGCTCTCCCTCTTAATTGTGGGGGGGTGCATCCTTCACGGGAGCTCGAGATGGTTTCGATCGTTTCTTCGGCGCAAGAACGCCCAGTTCGGGTTGTTACTGTTCCGAAGACGCTGAAAGCCCCACGGGTCATAGCCCTTGAACCATGCTGCATGCAATATGCGCAGCAAGGTGTCTCACGTGCGCTAGTACAGCGCTTAGAGAGTCATCCACTGAC